CAGATGTAATGAAGGATATGAAGTTAATGGTTATAGAATAACTGGAGATCATTATTTCTTTTTAAATTTTTATAATCTTAAATCTTCTGAAGAAGATACTATAAATCAAGCTTATGGGTTTCCTCAGTTTCTTGTTTTTCAATATGAGTATTTTCATTATCTTGAATTATGTGAGAAACTTAAAAAAGATACTTCAGTTCTTAAAAGTCGTGGAATCGGTTTTAGTGAGATGGCCTCTAGTTTTATTACTAGACCTTACACAACAATTCCAAACTTTCGTTCAGTCGTTTCAACATTCTCTGAAAAGCATTTAAAGCCAACTCTAGACAAGATCTGATTACAGATGGACTGGCTTAACGAAAATACCGAAGGTGGTCTGAAAAGAGTCCGTATGGTGATCAACTCTAAAACACATAAAAGAGCATCTAAAAAAGATAAAGAAGGTAGTGAAGCACCGGATAGTCATAGATCAGAAGTTGAAGGACTTGTATGTGATGATCCAGATAAATTAAGAGGTGACCGTACTCAGATTTTAGTTTATGAAGAGGCTGGGGCTGACCCAGTACTTATGAAGAAGTGAATAAAAGGTACTGCTCTTATAACCGTACTTGGAGGTAAACGTGTAGGAAGAAAGATTGCATTTGGTACAGGTGGATCATCTAAAGCTTCTTCTATGGAGGGATTAAAAAGAATGACTAATAATCCGACTGCATATAATATATTACCTGTAAGACATAATTACACACAAGATGGAAGATATATATTAAGTGGTTTATTTATTCCATCATATAGAATTGTTTATGAATTAGTAGACCGACGAGGTTGGTGTAATCTTGCCAAGGCTAAGCAATGGTATGAAAACGAAAGAACTAAACTTGTTGATAATCCAAAAGATTTACTAGAGTTTAAATCGGAGTATTGTTTCACAATTGAAGAAGCTCTAATACAACATTCAGGTAATATTTTCCCAGTAGAAGAATTAGCAGAACAATTAGCTGCTATTGAGATATATAAAACTGTACCTAAACCACATCAGGGAGCATTAACGTGGGAAGTTGATAAGACTACTAATGAAAGAACAGGTAGGGTTAAATGAAGAGAAGATTCAGAAAATGGCAAGATTCTTATTTTAGAACATCCACTAATGTCAGAGTATGGAACTGATTATAAAAATTTATATGTCGGTGGTATTGACTCTATTGATATTGGTACTGCAGATTCTGCATCTGTAAAGGGAACTAGCCAATCTGACAAACTTTCGGAATTCTGTATTGTAATAAAGAAACGTGTATTTGGACAATCTGATCCAATGTATGTTGCAATATACAAAGATAGACCAAAAGATCCTAGAGAAGCATATGAAAATGCAGCAAAACTCCTAACATATTATGGATGCCAAGCTGTGTTAGAATCAACAAGAACTGCAATTATTACATACTTTAGAGACCATAAATATTTCCAACTCCTTATGAAACGTCCTCGTTCAACAATGCCGGATGTAGCTAAAGGAAACTCGAATATGCCTGGAACTCCAGCAACCATTAAAGTTATTGAGCATTATAGAGAATTAATTTATGACTTTTGTTTAGATTATTCTCATACTATGGCATTTAGAGAAATGGTAGAGCAATTATTAAATTATTCTGATGAAAAGAAAAAGGATTTTGATATTGTGGCAGGTATGGGTATGGCCGAACTTGGTGATGAGGAATTGTCAGTGAGGAAACCAGAAGCAAGAGAACCTAAGGGAAAAGAATTTCAGGATATAGGATGGTGGACTGATAGTAGAGGATACAAGCATTATGGAGTTATTCCAAAATCTAGAGAAGATGCCATGATGCAAAATAGAACAGCTCAATCTGATAGATGATTAGATTCTACAGAGAAAGAAGAATTATGACAAAATCATCCAAAATACAGAAAATTTAGTAATGATGATATAATTATACGATAATGACAACAACAGAATTAGAAAATAATATAAGAGACTATATTAAGTATTTATATGAGGCTGAATTTACTGGATTTCTTGAAGTAGAAAAATTAAATCCAGGATATAAGATGAGTATAGGGATTCCCCACTATATGTTTCCAACTACAATTGCTTGCGATTGTGAAACTGATGAAGAATTTCTTAACTATGTATATGCTGATTTTGAAATAAGAAATTATATGAGAGTTTATTTTTACAAAGTAGTTAGAATCCCATATTCAGGAGAACAATAATAACAACAATTATCAATGACTCAAGAGCAAAATAAAAAAAACACAGAAATTATTGATAATATTAATCGAGCCATTAATGAATTAGTTTATGAAAAAACACAATTAATTAAGGCATACCAATATTATCACGGGAAAAGAGACCCAGAACAATTTAGACATCTTGAAGAAAACTATGGTATAGGTACTCCTACTTCAGTTGAATTTGTTCCATTAGTTAGAAAACATGTAGATGTTTTAATAGGAGAGTACTTATCAGTGCCTCTTATACCAAAAATATCTTGCAAAGATAAAAAAACATTATCCAATATACATAGGAATAAACAATTAAAAATTAATAATGAAGTAATAGACATATTAAAATCTCATTTAAATAATACCCTGTATACTAGTATTAATTCTGGAAATAATAATCAATCAAAAACTGACACTGAAGTTGAGCAAGCTATAACAAATATACATGAATCTATAGATAGAAATTTTATATCTGATTATGAGATGGCTGCACAAAATATTGTTGATTGAACAATGCAATCTAGAAATATTGATTTTAGGACAAAAAGAAAGATATTATTAACTGATCTATTAATTAGTGGTACATGTTATTATAAAGTATTAAAATCAGAATCTAAAGAGAATGTTTCCTTAAAAGTATTAAATCCTATTAATACATTTATTGATAGAAATCCAGAATCACCTTATTTAAAAGATTCAATGCGATCTGTATGTAGAGAATATCTAACTAAGGATCAGATATTAGCTAGATACGGAGATTCTTTAACAGCAGATGATTTAGAAGAACTAGAAAACTTAGAAGATTTTAGTGTTGATGGCTCAACAACTACATACTTAAGAAGTTATGATTCCGTTACTGGTAATACTTTATCAGATGGTATTTTAGGTGGATTTGAAATTACTCCATTATTACCATTTGAAAGAAATACCTCTAAATATTTTAGAGTGTATCCAGTTTATGAAGTAGAATGAGTAAAAGCTGAAAAAGAGGGAAAAGAGTATATTACTAATAGATATGAAGGAGTTAGAATTGGCACACATATTTATATTCCTACAGGTAAAGTAGAAGAAGTTGTTAGAAGTATGGATGATCCTAAATTATGTGGATTATCAGTAAATGGAATGTTTTATTCTGACAGAAATGGGGATCCATTCTCACTCATATTAGCTACATCAAATTTACAAGACAAATTCGATGTCCTTAACTTCTACAGAGATAATGTAATCTCTGAATCTGGGACTATAGGAGACTGGGTAGATATTGCTTTTGTACCAAAAATACTTGGAACAGATCTAACAGAAAGATTGATGAAGTGAAAAGCTTATAAAAAACAAGGATTAGCTCTTATAGATTCTACCCAAGAAGGTATGCAGATGGCTAATACAACATTTGGTGGATTTGATGATACTATTAAACTACAAACAATTCAAGCAATAGATTTAGCAATTCAACGAGTAGAAGAAACTTGCTCAACTATTACTGGAGTTTTTAGAGAAAAGCTTGGTGGAATAGAACAGAGAGATGCAGTAACTAATGTACAATTGGGAGTGAGACAATCAACTTATATTACCAAGCAGTACTATGAAGTGATGGACTTAATGACTAAAGAAATGTTGTTAGATGTTTTAAATTTAGCTAAGATAGTGTATAAAAAAGGATTATCAGGAACATTAATTTTAGGAGACCATCTTAGTAAAATATTTACTTCTTTACCAGAACATTTTACCTTATCAGATCATGATATTCATATAGCAGATAGTTCTGATGTTATAAAGGAACAAGAAACAATCAAACAATTAACAATGGAATTTATTAAAGGTGGAATTGTTGATGCTGAAGTAATCTTAGAAGCAGTTACTGCAACTGGATTAACAAATATGAAAGAAGATATGGCTGTTGCTATGGCTAAAAAGAAAAAAGAAAATGATCAATTAGGTCAATTATCTCAACAAGTACAACAGTTAGATCAACAGTTAAAACAAGCTTCTGGAGAAGCTCAAAAATTACAACAACAAGTAGAACAATTAAATGCTGAAAAATTAGAGTTAGAAAAACAAAAACTTGAATTTGAAAAAGAATTGGGATGATTTAAAGCTAAGACTGATAGTAGTTTTAAACAAGAGTCATTAGAATTTAATAAACAAAGAGTTGAACTTGAAGCACTTCAGTTAATGGACAATAATAAACGTAATGATGAAATAAAAAATAATTAATATGAAAATATATAAAGA